ACAGCAAACCGACACTATCAAGAGATACTTGAGTGGGTTGCAAATGGTGGTACAATAACTGATCCAGGAGCGTAACCATGTTATTTGGTTTTGACGCTTTTGCATCGTCACCGTTTTCCGCGCAAACAAATTTAAACAAAGTTTTTGTATCGGGTAATGCCGTTACAGGTGCGATTGGTAATGTTACACCCGTCGGTAAAGGTAAGGTTATCCTTACAGGTAATGCTGTTACCGCTTCTGTTGGTACAGTCATTCCAACAGATTTTGCTTTTGTAGACGTCACCACGAACCTCGTCACAACAGCCACTGGCACGGTTACCATTATTGGTAAAGCCAATTTCTCGGTTACCGGAAATGCTGTTACAAGTGCGGTTGGGGACGCTACACCAAAAGCAGGAGCACGTGTTGTTCTATCTACAGCAGGTGTTGGAACTTCTGCTATGTCTTTCAATGGTGCTACTATCATTGGTAAGGCTGTGGTTCTACCAACAACAAACCTTGTAACAGGCGCTACAACTGCAGCTGGTGTCATTACTTGGAACCCAATTGACCCTGGAGCTGCACAAGATTGGACAGAAATCAATCTGGGAGCAAGTCAAACATGGACAAACGTCGAAACATAATATAAATTTGGAGGCAATATGGCATCAAGTTATTCAACATCACAAAAATTTGAACTCATCGCAACAGGTGAAAAAGCAGGTCTTTGGGGAACTGTTACTAATACTAATTTACAACTAGTCGAACAAGCGGTTGGTGGTTATGTATCTATCAACGCGGCTTCTTCTGATCAAGCATTAACAATTAGTAATGGTGCGGCGTCTGACGGACGAAACATGATTATCAAGTTAACAGGAACGTTGGCCGCGAACCGTAATGTGACTGTTCCTGATTCCATTGAAAAGATGTATCTCGTTGAAGATGCAACGACTCGAAGTTCTAGTCATTATACATTAACTTTTAAAACAGCATCCGGCACAGGTATTACAATGCCTGTCGGTTCTAAGATAGTAGTTTATTCAGATGGCACCAATATTAATTTAGTTAGTTTAGAAAAGGGGTATAACTCTCTTTCTAGCGCATACACAGCCGTGGATGGTGATCAATTAATTATTGATACCAGTTCTTCTGCTTTGACTATGACTCTTCCAGCATCTCCCGGTGTTGGTGATGAAGTTACTTTTATTGATGCCAAAGGAACCTTTGGCTCTAACAATCTTACCGTCGGTCGAAACAGTTCTAATATCAATGGCTCTGCTTCTGATTTAACAGTATCAACAAACGGAGCTGCTTTTACATTAGTTTTCTTAAACGCGACTCGCGGTTGGGCATACAAAGATAAAATTTAAGGAGGGTAAATGGCTCTCATTACCTTAGACTTTTTACCTGGGATAGACAAACAGGACACCACGAAAGGTGCCGAACGTCGATTTGTGGATTCTAATAATGTCCGCTTCCGTTATGGTCTACCAGAAAAAGTTGGAGGTTGGTCTTCTCTTCTACCAGACAAAATTGTCGGTGTTGTCCGAGCACAACATCCTTTCACAGATTTAGATGGCAATCGATATGTGGCCCTTGGTACAGATAAGTTTCTCTTATTGTACTTTGAAGGCCAGCTTTTTGATATAACACCAATAAAAAGTTCTCTGACATCATCGACAATGGCAACCGTTAATACTTCTACAACGGTAACAATTACAACAACATCTGCTCACGGAGCGTCGACCGGGGATATTGTACAATTAGATGCAGTGACTCTACCGAGTGGCACTGGACTTAGTGCTTCTAACTTTGAAGATAAAAAATTTGAAATAACATCTGTACCGTCAACGACGACTTTCACCATTACTTCTTCTGCAGCTGCAACCGCTACAATATCAACAGGTGGTTCAATGACTTGTAAAATGTATGAAGTTGTTGGTCCTCAAGAACAAACATACGGTTATGGTTGGGGTGTTGGTAATTGGGGTGGCACGGTTGACTCTGCCACAGTCACAACAGTAAATGAAGCATTGGATGCAAGTGAAACAACAATTACATTAACGAGTGCTACAGCTTTTCCTACTGCGGGTACTATCTTAGTAGATTCAGAATTGATTACTTATACTGGTAAATCAACAAATGATTTAACAGGTTGTACGAGAGGAGCTCTAGGCACGACTGCAGCGACTCATGATAACGGAGCAACTGCCACTGATGCCTCTGACTATAATGGTTGGGGTGTTGCAGTAGGTGCTTCTTTTGTTTCTTTGGAACCAGGACTCTGGTCTATAGATAACTTTGGTGAAGTTTTAGTAGCTACAATTGCAAACGGCAAAACCTTTACATGGAACGGTGGTGCTTCTGATGCAACATCAAATAGAGCTTCAACAAGTACATCTGGTTTTTCTACTTCTAATAATCCTACCGCAACAAGAGTTAGTTTGATATCACCTACCACAAGACATTTAATTCACTTTGGTACAGAAACAACTATAGGTACAGCAACAACACAAGACGATATGTTTATTCGTTTTTCTGATCAAGAGGATATTAATACTTTTATACCTTCTGCTATTAATGCAGCAGGTACACAACGATTGCAAGACGGAACTAAAATAGTTGGTTCTTTGAAAGCAAAAGAAACAATTTTGATATGGACCGACACTGCTTTGTATACCATGAAGTTTATTGGTGCACCTTTTACATTTGGTTTTGAACAAGTGGGTACCAACTGTGGTTTGATTGGTAAGAATGCAGCTGTCGAAATAGATGGTGTTGCGTATTGGATGAGCAACAATGGTTTTTTCTTATTCGATGGTACAGTTAAGTCACTGCCTTGTTCTGTTGAAGACTTTGTATATGATGATATTGACTTAACCAAAGGACAACAAATCACTGCGGGTGTAAACAATTTGTTTACAGAAATTGTTTGGTGGTACCCTGCATCTGGTCAAAGTTTTAATAATAGATTAGTAGCATACAATTATCTCGAATCTTTAGGATCACAAGTTCCTGGTGGTATTTGGTACACAAGCACCGAAGGCCGTACATCATGGATGGACTCTTCTATTTATCCTAAACCTTATGCAACTTCTTTTGCTTCTAGTGAAACAGGTACGTTTCCAGTCATTCAAGGAGATACAGGGTTAGGAGCAACAACGTATTTCGAACATGAAACAGGTGTTAATCAAGTTAATATTGACGGATCGAGCACCGCGATTAATGCTTTTGTACAGTCTTATGATTTTGATTTAGAAGGACAAGGCACAGAAGGAGAACAGTTTTTAGCTGTTCGACGATTTATTCCTGATTTTAAAGTTTTAGAGGGAACAGCCAAAGTAACGTTGGCCGTAAAAAGTTTTCCTTCTCAAGAAGAATCAACAACAGGTTTAAGTCCGTTTTCAATTACATCATCAACCACTAAAAAAGATACTCGAGCTCGTGGTCGATATGTCAATATCAAAATTGAAAACGATGACGTTGATCAAAACTGGCGATTTGGTACATTTAGTTTAGATGTGCAACCAGACGGGGGTAGATAATGGCAAAAATAAATGTTAAAATACCAGAACCGAAAGAAGATTACGATGTATCAAACCAAAAACAAATAAACAGAGCGATTGGTATTATTATTGAACAATTAAACTCTACTTATTTAGACGAACTAAAACAAGAAGCAGAACGTTATACATGGTTTAAATCTTCAGGAAGTACAAGTTAATGGCTAATATTTATAAAAACGCACAGTTTGATTTAACAAGCACTGATGTCACTGATGTTTATACTGTACCATCAAACTCTCGAGCAATTATACAAAATATTCATGTTGCAAATGTAGGATCTTCAAATACAGAAATAAAAGCTTTTCTTTATGATAACTCAGCTACAACAGCTTTTCAGTTTGCAGAGCACACTGTAAATTCTGGTAATTCTCAAAGTATATCTGATGGATCAATTGTATTAGAAGAAAATGACAAGTTACAATTACAATCAGGTGGTGCTAATATATTTGAAGGCACTTGTGCAATATTAGAAATAAATAGAGATTAAGGAGGTAGTATGTCTTTTTTAGAACCTGGTGGAAAAGTATCGGTTGTTAAAGATGGTAAAACCGTTGAAGAGATTGATGTCGAAACAGAAGTTACTCTTATAAATACTAAAACTAGTAAAGAGTATAATTCAGATAAAGAAGCTGAAGATGATGTAAACGATGTCAACACAGATACAAAACAAGAAGATTTAAGTAGAACTGTCAAGATTAGAATAGCTAAAATGCCAGATATTTTAAGCGACTCAAGTTCTTGACACTATGTCAGATATCGGTAAATTATACGATATTACCGTAGCTTATGGACTTTATAAGTTGTTTCCTCGCTACAAAGATCACACGTTCGAGGACGTGCTTCAACATATAGCCCCATCTGTTAGTCTGAATCAGTATAAGATTCACTATAGAAATGAGCTACCTTATGCCTTTACAAACTGGGCATTTTTAAATGAGGATGCAGAAAAACGATTTATGACAACCGCCGAATTAAACTCTGAAGATTACAACAGTGGAGACATTCCCTGGCACATTGATACAATTTGCGTTGATGATGTGAAATCTGTTATGAAATGGACAAAACAATACTTTACTAATTTACTTGGATGTAATAAACCTGTAAAATGGTTGAGAATAACTGATGATGAGGTTATCACAAGAGTTGTAACAAGATACACAAAGGAACATTATGGGATCAATAAGTAAAGCAGTTAGAAGAATTATACCAAAAGAAATACAACCTATTTTACCTATCGCGGCTTCTATGTTTGGTGGTCCTCTTGTTGGAAAATTTTTAGGTGGCGCTCTTGGAACAGGTATCATGAGCACTTTAGGAGGTAAAGCCTTAGCTTCTGGTTTAACATCAGCTGGTGTTGATTTATTAACTAAAGGTAAAGTTGATCCAAGAACCGCAGCCGTATCCGCTTTAATGGGAGGCGGTGGACAATATTTTAAAAACGTTGGACAAAGTGGACAGTTTTTAGGAATGGAACTGGGTGACAAAGCAAAAAGTGCTTTTGCTGATGCCGGTACACTGTTAGCTCCAACAGAAATAAGCGGAGATGGAAAATTTAAACTAACAGAAGGAATTAGTGAAGATGAAGTTTTAAGTAGCCTTGGAAAAAGTGCAAGCACTGCTGCAACAGCAGGTGGAACAATATCCGCGTACGACGCAGCAGAAGAAGCACAAAGAAAATACGAAGAAGAGATGGCCGGTCGAGAAGCTGATTCCGCTGCGGACAGACAATCAAGAATAGATTATATTTCAAGATACATGGGTATGGCAGGATTTAGTCAATCTGAAATTGACGATGCATTATCTCGTTATGGATATAAGACCGGGGGCCGCGTTGGTTTTTCCAGTGGCGGTAGTGGAACATTAGGTGATTCCATGCAAGACATGAAAATTCTTATAATGAAAAATCAAATTATAGACGCCGGTGGCGGTGGTTTTGGTGGAAAAGATTTAGATGATAAAACAGACGATGAAATTATAGAAATATACGAAGGTTTATTTGGTCAGGGCAAAGCAAACGGCGGACGTATTGGTTACAGAATTGGTGGTGGTCCTGTTAAATCATTTATCGCCAAATTATTAGGCTCCGAGCCTAGCGAAGAAGTTTTAAACAAAATGTTTGAAGAACGTAGAAAAGAAATACTTAGTGGTATGTTTGATGCCGAAGCGGGAACTGGTGCTTATAGTATGGAACAAATGCAAAAAGCAGATGAGATGGCTACAAAACAAGCTATGCAAGAATTAGAAGAGTTTAAAGAGCGTATTGGTATGGAATTAGATAATCCACCCGAAGGTTCTGTGAGTGATGATATGATTGATCAGATTATGAATGCTAGAGAAAAAAGCAATCGTACTCCTGCTGAAAGGGCTAGAGAGGATATATTACAATATGACTCTCCCGTTCCAATGAATATAGGTGATACTCTCTTGGATAAATTTATGTTGGAAGATTTTCAAGATACAATAAAAAAACAAAAAGAAGAACAAAAAGAAGAAGGTAGTAGATTTGCAGACGGTGGACGTATTAAATATGCAGGGGGTGGTTATACTCCCATAGATTATTATGATGAATTAAACTATAAAGATTATCTTGAAAAATTAGAAGAAGGCTTAGTTCCTATAGACACAACTACAGGAGCACCTATGAGTTATGAAGACTACGAGCAAGACAGGGCTGAGGGTATGATGGCAAAAGGCGGACGTGTAAATTTTGCAGAAGGTGGTATCATGAACTTAAAAACAGGTGGTATGCCAGCTGAAATGGATTTAAGACCAGGAGGTTTTGTACCGATTGGTGTCAAAGAAAAAGCCGACGACGTCCCTGCAAGATTATCAAAGAACGAATTTGTTATGACCGCTGATGCAGTGAGAGCTGCCGGTGGAGGAAGTGTTAACAAAGGGGCAAAAAGAATGTATGATTTAATGCACAAATTGGAGGCTAGAGTCTAATGCCAGACGAAACCATTACCACGACGAAACCCGCGCCGTTTATAGAGGCGGCGGGAACAACACTGACAGAAAGACTGATGCCTTTACTGAGCCCTGCTAACGCTATGGATACAGCTTCTTATGCTCCAACCGTTGCCTCGCAAGACCCTTTACAACAACAAGCGTATCAACAAGCTGCAACAGGTTTAGCAACCTATCAACCTTTCTTAGCTCAGGCCGGTGCCGAGGCCACAGGAGCACAACAATTTGTAGGACCACAAGCGTATCAAGAATTTATGTCTCCTTATCAGCAAGAAGTCATTGATACTTCTCTTGCTGCATTACAAAGAGAACGAGATGTTGCCAGACAACAAATAGGAACACAAGCAGTACAACTCGGTGCTTTTGGTGGTGGTCGTCAAGCCGTTCAAGAAGGTGTCTTTGATGCGGAAACTGCTATGGGTAAAGCTCAGTTAGAAGGACAACTTCGAGCTCAAGCTTTTCAAAACGCACAGCAACAAGCTGCTCAAGCTTTTGGTCAACAGCAAGCCTTGTCAACACAACAACAAGGATTAGCACAATTAGCTCCACAACTAGCGCAACAAGAAATTTCCGGACTACAACAAGTAGGACAACAACAACAATTACAATCACAGGCTATTTTAGATGCTCAAGCTCAGGCCGCAAGAGAAGCCGCGTTTGAAGAACAACAACGATTAGGTTTTGTCGGTCAACAGTTAACAGGATTAATCGGTGGATATCCCGCACAACAAACATATCAAACAACAACACAGCAACCACCTAGCCCTTTACAAAATATTTTAGGTATTGGAGGAGGTATCGCTAGTATCATAGGAGCGATGAACACATAATGAGTAGAACTTTAAGAAGACCAATGTTTAGAGGTGGCGGCAAGATCGAGAGCCGCGGAACGGGGATTACATCTGGACTAGATGATAGACCGGGGTACGCGGAAGCTGGTTCAGTAGACTTGAATCAAGTAAAATCAGGATCAGAAGAATTACTTCAACTACAAAAAGAAATGGGACTATTTGATAGACCAGAAGTAAACACAACTTTTGGTTTAACAAGACCAGAGCTTCTTAATTTAGCGCAAAGATCTTTTGAGTTTGCTGCCAAAGGTGGTGATGAAACTTTTGGACAAAAACTAGCCGGATCTGCTTCAGATGCCCTTGGTGACATATCAGCAAGTATGCAAGCTAGAAAAGAAAAATTGAGAGAGCTTGACAGAGAAGAAAGAGCAATAAAAGCTGCAAATGTTGGAACTGTTTACGATCAAATGGGACAAGAAGTTCTTGCAAAAATAAAAGCTGAAGCAGCTGGAAAAGATAAATCATATGCTTTGGATTCAAAAATTGAAAACATTAAAAAATACAAAAATGAAATATTTGATATTGATAATCAAGTATTAGAAATAACAAAAAAATATGGTGAAGGTGTTGAAGAAACAAATTATTCAGAAGAAGATCAAAAAAAACTACTTGAGTTAAGACAACAGGCCGACATAGTAGATGATATTTTAAAAAATATTTTAAAAATGGACCCTGTTACACAAGCAGTATTAGATACTGATAAATTTGATGATATATTTGACTTATACTCTGAAAAAGTAGAAGCCACAATACCAGTTGACAACCCACAACACTACGCCGCAGTTATAGAGCTTATTAAAAAAGACCTTGGTATTTCTTTTAAAGATGGTGGAAGAGTAAAAAAACAATTAGGTGGTACTGTACAAGAAGCAACGCCAGAACCTAAAGATACCAACTCCTCTAGTAATCCAAATTTAGATTATTCATTAACTTATGAACAATTAAGATCTAGATTACCACAAGAAATAACAAATGATATTGTAGTATTACTTTCATCTAGTATGGAAGCACTAACTGATTTTGCTGAGATTCAATCACAAGAAGATG